CGATCCTATACCACGGCGACGACTACGTAGTCGACTACCTGCCGCAGCCTTGGCCACGAAGGCTAGTGCTCGGCGGGAAAAGACGACACACATGGAAGTGATGGCGCCACTAGGCGCCTGCTCACACGCAGCCCAAAGGCTGGATGCGAACTTTGACTGGTCTTAGCCCTTATCTTTATAGACTGTCCGACGGTCAAGTCTAATCCTAGGTCCGCTAGGGCGTTACTCAATGAGCTAACACCGAAACGGCTAATCTAGGACTCCAGGAAATTATCAACACACCCCTTCTGGCATCGGGTGTGCGGCACATATTTACTTGTGGCCGCAACGCAAGGGCTCATCACGCGGAGCTTCACGCGTTCGCTTCTTTGAGTGGGAATCCAATTCCCACAAGGCTTAAGCGACAAACCCTCGGCTTCAAGAGGTAAGCCGGAACCCTCAACGAATCCCTCAGTCCTGGTCGGACGCGACGAGAGGCCAACCTCCAGTCGCGTTAAACACCTGAGTGACGCGGACAAAACCACCAGTCGGAGAGGTCGGATAAACGCCGCCAGTGCTAAGCGTTATACCCGCCCCCTCACCCTCGTTGACGTCGATCATTACCGAGACGTAAATCTCGGAAGAACTGACGCCATTCGCGGGAACAACCGTGGTGGCACCAAAACCAACCGTCGGGGCCGACAGAGCGCCACCCTGGACAGTGATGCCCGGGGCGGTGATCGTCGCGGCAGTGCCAACGAGATAGTACTCAATTAGCCACGTGCCGGTCACGACCCAGTTCGGAAGGATGATTTGGTTGCCCACAACCTGGACGTAGATACTGCCGTAAACCAGCGTACCACCCGTACCAAGAATGTTGGTGTGGGTGGCAGTGGAGTACGAAACAGCATTAACGAGAGCGCTCAGAACACCACGTCCCAGCTAACCGGCGTAAAGCTGCTTCTTGTACAGACCAATGTCGTACGTAATCCACAGCTAGCCGATGTTCACACCAGAAGATGGCGACCCAGCGGTCGCGACCTGAATATTGCACAGGTCGTAATCCATCAACGTGGAGTTATTCGGAGGAGCACCGGCGCGCGTAAACAACACGCGCCGGCCACGCTCACTCGTCGCACACTCCACGAAATGGCACAAGTTCTCAGACGAACGCGTACTACACGAAAACTCGTTATTCTGCATCTGAATGAGACTCGTCCACTGGGCGTCCAAAACGTCGTAGTCGGCGCCAATGACCACGGCCCCAAGGGCCTGGTTAGAGCCGCCGCCATACGACGCACTGGTGGAAACAAACTCCACCATCATGCCAAGTGGCTCCCACTCATCGTAGGAGTTGGCAAGGGTAGAGAGCCAGGGAAAGGTAGAGTTGAGCCCAGGGTTCACTCTAAATGTTTGAATGGTAAAAGCCCCATTCGTGCCGGTGACAATGTCTCCCACGTACTCCCTCTCGACAACTCGGACGCCGTGGCGCCCAGAATTGGAGAAGAAGGGAACGGGGGGGCCGACTGCTTCGGCAGTCCCATGGTAAATTGAGTTCACCTTGGGAACATAGTCACCATGACCCATGATCTTCGACAAGCCCGCACCCATGGCGCGGCCAAGTCGCGGCATTCCCATGAGGCCACCAAGACGACCGCCGGTGGAACGCAGGATCTCTCCTTTGTTCTCAGCCTTGCGGAACTTCTTAAGGGCGGAGACAGCAGACTTGACCTCCTTCGCGACTGCGGCAGCCCCGCTAAGGGCTGGCACGCGGCCAACGGCGTTGATCACGTCATCTGCATAGTCCCCATTGCCCGTGAGCCCACGGGAGCGCGCATTACGCCGCTGGCGTTGCCGGCGGCGGGCGGCTGTTGATTTCGCCATCTCCAAAATTCAAGAAGGAGATGGACGACAGCCACCACAAGACCAAGGATCCCGAGCAAGACCAGAGGATCCGTTCTTCGTATATTTATCGTGCGCGGTACGCACTCGTGTGTTTTGAAAGCTCTCACGAGAGCTATCGACACACACTCAAAAGTCGGGCCAAGCGGGCTCACAATCAGAACCTGCTAAGTCCCCAACCTTTTCAGGGGCGTCCGCTGGACCCCTGACGTGTGTGGAACACCAGGCCAGGATCCGCTCCTTCCCTGGCAAGTTCCGCAGCTCGAACGCGAGTTGCGTGAAGTCCTCCCTCACGTTCCTACTAACGTATCGAAACACGGTCCTCGGCCAGGACAGGGGAAACGGCCAGCCATCGCCGAAGAGCAGCGAGCAATACTCAAACTGCCCCTCGGCGCGGCCGTCCACCTCAACCCTGAGTCCATAGCGTCGCTCATACAACGCAACATCGGTGCTGCGATCCTCCACGCAATCGTCCCCCATCGCAGTGGGGACAATAAAGTCGCGGGGGCGCCACTAGTGAACTCCATCGACCACCTCGTACTATACGAGGTGGCCAACGATCACACGCATGACGGTATTGAGCAATGCCGTGACAAAGGAGCCAGACTCCCAGCCACGGTCCGTTTCCTGCGCCCAGAGATGGTCCCCGAAGCTTACCACCTTGCGGAAGTGCACCAAAATGCACAGCCACATGATGGCAGCAGCCTCGGACGACTCATCCAGGCAGTACCAGGCACAAACCACGCGCCACGCCAACCGGGCGAGCGGCAGCCAGCAGCTCCAATCCCAACCAGACACATCCGTCCCCACGAGGGACCGATAGTCGGGGGAAAGCTGCTGAAACCAGCGCTCAAGATCCCGGAGGCCTTCATCATGAAGGCCCATCCCCGGTTTAAAAGGGGAATGTGCGTTCCAGCGCACGACCCGCTCCATCAGCGGGCCGAACAACCAGCGCCAAACGCCGATGTCAGTAGCCCCGGTATTGAAGATCAAGCGGAGCCGACCCTCGAGAATCTTCTTCTCGTAGTGCGGCTCATCCTTAATGAACGCTCGAACCCAATCCCGGAGCCCCTGCTCAACGGCGTCAACGCTGCCAACGGTCTCAACATGACCGTTGCGCCGCGCAAACAACAACTAAGCCGCCACCCGCTCTACACACGACTACACGTACTCGGACAAGTAACCTAACCGTAACGACATCCAGTTGCGCACCCCGACCAACATCCACGGAAACCCAGTGGTCGCGTCCCCTCGAGCGGCGTAAGCCGCATCGCGGAACACAGACGTGGGAATAAAGACAACCTCACCCTCAGCACTCACGCCGGCGGGGAGCCGGCAGAGTCCTGGGAGGAGGTCTGCTACCTCTCTGACGAGGTCGTCTTCTCCGTCGATGATGATACGCTCGGGGGCGGCGACGGCAAAGCGCTTGACGCGTTCTGCTTGGACCGCTTGCGAGCGGGATGCGGCTTCCGGTCGACGGCTTGGCCACTCGAGGCCGGCACACTCTGGGAAGTCGCGCTTGAGCTCCCCGATTGGTCCAGGGACGGCTTTTGGTTTGCTGGAGCTCCAGAGTCCATGGAGGACTCCAAGGAAGGTCCAGCCAGCTACGGGCTGAGCGCTTTCTCCAAGCACTCCAACCTTCGCTCCAGCGCGGAGCGTAGCTGACGTTCTGCCTCCAGCGATGCCCTCAAGCTGCGCGCTTCCTCCTCCAATTTGGATATCGGATTCGGTGCGCTAGCGCCCGAGAATGGCGTCGCCCCGCCAGCAGGGGATGCGGATGGCCCCGTTTGCGCCCACGCTGGGGTCGGAGCATGCCTCCAGCCGAGGGGAAAACACTCAAGACACTACTCGTATGTCTTCCCCGTAATGCCAAGCACCACGCGAGCCACAAGCTCGCGAACGTGCTCCGGCGGAGCATGGAAGTACTCGTTGTCCTTCCCCCGCCACTTAAAGGTCCACTCGCGATCTGCGATGACCTTGGCAGCCCACACCCCGTACATCGCATCTTCGACTCTCATCTACCTCAGCGCCCCCTCAAGGGGGGCGTGGGCGGCCCGCCGGTACCAAATGTACCGCTGGGTCGCGTAGAGCTGCTCGTAGGCATCATCCCGCGAAAGGATGAGCTTTCCGAGCGTCGTCGAGTCGTTGATGGTGCGCGTGATGTTGAAGATCTCGGGCATCTTAGCCACCCGGACCTCACTGGTCTTGGCCTCGGGCTTAAGAAAGCCCTGGCCAGCGGGCGTCTCGATCCAAGCCGAGTCGCCCGCCTTGCCGATCCACTCGACGAGGGACATGCCCTCTGAGCCAGCAACGCCCGCCTCCCAGGCGTCCCGCAGGCCTCTCAGCTCGCGGTAGGCGCCATCCAGGACGTCCGACTCATCGTCGTCCGCCCAATCGAAGGCGTTGTTGCCGTTCTTGAAGATGTGGACGTGCGTGCCGTTGGCGCGTCGGATCGACACGAGCCGGTCCTGCGCCTCCTGGATCTGCCGATCCACTTGTTGCTAGGCTCTCCGCTCGCGCATCTGATCCTCGCGCTCGGCTCGCATCTCTTTCGCGGTGCGCTGTCTCCAGCGCTCCTCGTCGGAGCTGGAGTCAGAAGAGGACTCCACGCCCGCCTCGGCCCAAAAGAACCGAAGCAGCGAATGCGGCACATATCGGTTGACGGTCTTCCCGTCTTTCTCCATGTATCCGCAATGCACGCCAAACACCTTCCCACTCGAATCGATCAGCGCCGATCCAGACCACCCTGGCTGGGTCGACGCGAGGTGCGTGCCGTTGATCTCCATCCCCGTTGGCCGCAAGGCCACTCCGCGGGACCGCATGGGCCCCACGGGCGAGAACGCCGTCACCGACACCTCCACCGCCGGCCCCTTGCGGTTGGACAACGACGTAGTCGAAAGCCCCAAAGCCGCAAAGAAAGACAACGGAGGGCGCACGCACACCAGGTCGACCTCGGGCGACCAAGAAAGCACGGGCCACTGCGAAGGCGGCGCCAAAGCGCTAGCCTTAACGCAGCGGTTGTCCGTGCGATACTCCAAGGTCTCGAAGTCGACCGTCCGCATCAAATCGCGCCAAAAGTGGCCATTGAAGACCACGGTACTGCCCGCCGTGCGCACGCCATGGGCCAAGACGCCGGAGACGTTCTGAAAACAGAACGTCCCCTTAGCGCCGACGCCGGCCGAAAGGATCGCGGAGCTCGGGATCAGGGCCTCATGGCCCGACCCTCCCGCTGCGCCGCCCAAAAGGCTGGACACGTCGTCAGCCGGGAAGTACACGCTGAACATGCCAGGGATCGCCACCTCTCGGTAAATGCGATCGGGTTTAACCCCGTCCCCCATGGCAACGTAACCAGCGCGCAACTCCCCGACTATGACCTTGTGCGCCTTCACCACCGTAGTGGAGAGGGACACACGGACGTACTCATACACGGCGCGTAAAGCGCCCACGGCGACCAAAACCCCCTGAAGAACCAGGAAGTAACGGCCGCCGACGCGGAGGAACATGGCCCCGGCGAGGGCCACGCCATGCGTGAAAGTGCTCCAAGCGTAGCCGAGAGCCCCGGTGCACTGCGTCTCGTTAAAGATGCAGCTACGCATCGCCTCACCGGCCTTCTGGTCTTGCAACCAGTCGGCCATCGATATGGCGCTGCGCCCGAGCTCGACCTGGACCAACGCGGCCCAGATCTGCAAGCGTTCCCAGGTATCCATCTGGAGCCACTCGCCGGCCCCCACAAACCACAAAGTCATGACCACCAACTGAACAAACATGAAGGAGAGCGCAAGGTCCCGGAGATCCCAGGATCCTGCGTACTTCCTCAAGTTGCTCAGCCTGCCAAACGGCAGGCGGTTGCACGCCCACCAGTAGTCCCACGTAGAGACCACCAGGAAGTGCAATTGCTGCATGATGATGATTATTATAGCTCGAAGTGCTTAAAGCCGTTGCTACTCACTACGGATTTGAC